CCACACCAGTGCCACCAATATAAGTACCAACAGGAATGTTAGCCTCTTCAGTGGTTAGAGTAGTACCAGAAATAGAACCAACAAATCGGTCTACCTCATTAATAACAATAGTTTCTTCAGTTGTCAACGTGGTAACAGGAGCCTGACCAACTGACGCCAGGATCTGATTAACGGCTTTAAGTTCAGTGGAGCCAGTAGATAGGTAAGGCATAATTGATAATGAGTATTATTCTCAATAAAGAATTAAAAAAAAGGAGCCTCCGAAGAGACTCCCATATAATAAAAACCCTATCAGGCGTTAGCAGGATAGGTAGTACCGAAGGCAGTGCCAGCGGTGCTAGTAGCGTGCAGCTCAACTGCACAAGCAGGGTTCAGGAAGTCAGCGCCCATGGCGAGACGACCCAGGATCACATCACCCTGGTAGATGGTGGAAACATCGCCACTGGTGACTTGCACCTGAGGAGCGATAGCTTCAACACAACCAGCAGCTTCACGTTGGAAGATCAGACCACAGGAAGTATCGAAGGCAGCTTGACCACCGTAGTTGTTGTTGACACCAGTAACAGAAGCCTGGGCATCCTCAAACTCAGTATCGCTGCCGACGAAATCACCAGTGTTGCCAGGAGAGGCAGGGCCACCAGTAACGCCGTATTTGACACCGTAGTTACCCATGAACGGAATGTTCATAGACTTGTAGATCTTAATACCGGCGATCTCGATGATACCGTTACCGCCTTGCAGGGCAGTGCCTTGCTCATCACGGTTCACAAGACCGTTGGATCCAACAGCTTGGATCAATTCATAGTATTGACGTGGGTTGAGGACCCCGACACGCCCGTCTTGGCTGACACCTTTCTCATCCAGAGCAGCAGCAGCGTCATAGAATGCAGCAACCAGCTTAGCAGAATCGAAAGCATCAGACAGAGCACCAGTACCAGTACCAACTTGGATCTGAGTACCACCGGGCTCCTCCATGCTCACCAGGCTACCACCAGTACCAACGGATTGGACCGGAGAGGCTTGACGTGCACCTTTAGCAACAGCACGGAAGATAAGGCGGTCATATTTTTCAGCCAAAGCATACCCGATCTTGCGAGAAATCTCCGAGCGCATATCATAATGCGACAGAGTTTCGTCGAGATCATACAAAAATGCGCTGGAAATCAGCAGATCATCGACAGTGATGGTCTTCTCCGCCACGGGAGGACGGCTGTTGGAATCACCAAGGATGCTGTTACCAGGAGTATGGTACTCAGCCGTGGTGCGTCCAGTGTAGATAAATTGAAGAGACTTACCATTGGTCAGCGTACGACGCATAACCAGGTCACGAGCGATCGTGTTGTTCTGGAAGCCTTTGAACATCTCTCCACTGAACAATTTCAAGTAGAGCGCGCGGGCGTCACCCGTGCCATTATTTTGACCCGGGCGCGTAAGTTGCGCGGGGTTTACAGAAGATTGAAAAGCCATTGTATAAAGTTAAAATTTATGTAACCAAGCTTCAAACGTTTGAAAAAATTTTGTGGTCTATTCCCACCGTCTAGACGGCTAGAGGTATCGGCGTACCGGCTCTAACCAATACTGAGGAGGGGCGTTGAACCCCTCCCGCCAGCCTAACTGGATCAGTCGATCTCTTTATACACTACACCACGGTAGCGGAGGGCATCAGTATGATAGCGCTCTGCGCGCTTTTTCTGTGATGCAAGGAAACGAATGAGATTGATAGACATAATAAAATACCTAGTAAATCCACGCCCCGTTCCATGCGTGGTTAATCTGCGTCCATGATTGATTCCAGTACCATTTTGGTGAACTGCATTTCTAAGAATTCAATGTCAATCTGTTCTTGTGGATGACCACCAGCCCATTGTTTTTTGTATAATCTTAGTGCATCTCGAATAATACGAGCGCCACCATCAGATACTTGAATATCAAACATAGGATGAACGTACTAGATAGTTAGCCGATAGCAGGTGCTACCAGCGCCACTGGAGTAGTCTCGGCTGCTGCCAAGTCCAGTGGGAAGTTGTGGGCATTGCGTTCATGCATGACTTCCATACCAAGACCAGCTCGGTTAAGGATGTCTGCCCACGTATTGATCACATGACCATTATGTACAATTGATTGGTTAAAGTTAAAACCATTCAGGTTAAAAGCCATGGTAGATACACCAAGAGCAGTAAACCAGATACCAACAACAGGCCAAGCTGCCAAAAAGAAGTGGAGACTACGGCTGTTGTTAAAAGAAGCGTACTGAAAAATAAGACGACCAAAGTATCCATGAGCTGCAACAATGTTGTAGGTCTCTTCCTCTTGGCCGAACTTGTAGCCATAGTTCTGGCTTACTTCCTCAGTCGTCTCTCTAATAAGACTAGACGTAACCAAGCTTCCGTGCATAGCACTAAACAAGCTCCCACCAAATACACCGGCAACGCCGAGCATATGGAACGGATGCATAAGAATGTTATGTTCAGCCTGGAATACGAACATATAGTTGAAGGTTCCGCTAATACCAAGAGGCATAGCGTCTGAGAAAGATCCTTGACCAAAAGGGTATACCAAGAAAACGGCGGAGGCTGCAGCAACAGGTGCACTGTATGCCACGAAGATCCAGGGACGCATCCCTAGTCGATAGCTAAGTTCCCACTCTCGTCCCATGTAAGAATAGATACCAATGAGGAAGTGGAAAACGACGAGCTGGAATGGACCCCCGTTGTAGAGCCATTCATCAAGTGTAGCAGCTTCCCAAATTGGGTAGAAGTGTAGTCCGATGGCATTGCTGCTCGGAACGACGGCTCCAGATATGATGTTGTTTCCATAGAGGAGGGAGCCTGCGACTGGTTCTCGAATTCCATCGATGTCTACTGGCGGTGCTGCCACAAAGGCAGTTACAAAACAAATGGTTGCTGCGAGAAGGGTAGGGATCATAAGGATCCCGAACCAACCAACATACAACCGGTTATTAGTGCTGGTTACCCAGCGGCAAAACTCCTCCCAAGTGGATCGGCTCTGCTGTTGTGAAATAATAGCGGTCATTTAAAAGTGCGATTTAATTTACATTTTTATGTATTTGAGCACTAAGTAAAGCCCGCCCAAGGCTCACATCCAGTGGCGGGCTGAGTTTCATATTTAAATCAGAAGGTCCATTTGACGCCAGCTTTAGCGCCATAGCTAGACTCTTCGTCGCCGGTCATGAACGAAACCTCACCGTAGAGATCAAGGTTATCGGACACGGGAACAGCAGCACCGACTTTGCCGGACCACTCCAGCTCAGCCTCAACGCCGGAGGTAGACAGAATAGCAGGACCACCCTGAATATACCAACCATCACCTTCGTAACCTACGTGGTTCTCAATAACAGAACCAGTGTACTCATCACCATAATAACCAGTGTTGGCTTCGATGTTTGCGTAGGGACCAGCAATAGCGCCTTGAGCACAGCCGAGGAGGAAACCGGCAGCAATAATAGATTTCATGATAAATAAAAGATTAGGGGTTTACTTTTTTCCGCGTTTTAGCGGCTTGTTTGAACTGTTTGGCAGTAGGAGCACCCTTGCTGCCAACTTTGCGCATTTTTTCTCCACTACCGGCGGCGATCCGCTTGCGCTTGGCGTGGATGTTAGCATACAATCCAGGTTTAGCCATTACTTTTTCTTTGGAGGACGACCTTTTTTTGTACCGTACGTTCCTTTACCTTGCGGCATTACCAGACTCCGGGAATAATTTGACCAGTGAGTGCATAGGCACCGAGAGCCGCCATGACGCCAAGCATAGCGAGACGACCATTAAGCTTCTCAGCCTTTTCATTGTGAGTTTCAGTTACGTCCATAATAGTCATAGGTGGTTCGATTGCATAGAGGTTCAGACGTCCTCGTTCTTCAGTAACAGTAGTCATCAGAAAGAGACATCAGAGTTTTCAAGACGGCGCATCAGGTTAGCCCTGTACGCCGGGTCACGATCATAGCGTGGGTCGCTCATGGCAGCAACCAACTCAGCTTGACTTTTGAATGAGTCATCTGTATCAGCTGCGCCACGCCCTGTAAGCGTCTGACCATCAGAGCCTACAGAGTCGTTGTAACGTGCTTGCAAAGCTAGGACCGCATAGTAGATAGCATTTGGGTTACCAGAACCCATTACACTATCATACATCTCAATCTCTGATTGCTCAAAGTTTTCGGATGCCCAATCAAGCATGGATTTGTAGGCTTTATCACCGCCCACCATATCCATTAGCATTTCTGCTTGCTCTTCGGATAGGATTTCTTCGTCTCCGTCGTCTTCTGTTTCTTCTGACTCTGACTCTGCAGGCTCACCCTCGTCTTCGGGGGCTGGTACTTCATCACGTGGTTCTCCAAGTTTCTTTTGAAGTTCTACATAAGCTTGTTCAAGAGCTTGGGGGTCTTTAAACTTACCAGCAAGTAGAGGTGAATCACCTTGCTCAATGGACTCAGCAATCGCAAGAGACTCCTTTTCATCTGAGTTAAGAATCTCAGGATTAGAAGGAGCCTCATTCATTGTAAATGTTTCAGCCATTCATTATTGGGGGATAGGTGGTTGTTGTTGTTGCAGTGCCTGTTGCTGCATTTGCATCTCAGCTTGTGCTGCCTTTTGATCAACAGCTGCCATCTGAGGTGCCTGCTGGGCTGCCATCATCTGTTGCTGCTGAGCTAGCTGCTGTTGCTGTTCAGCTTGGAGTTCTTGCATACTCTTCACAAGGTTGAGTACGTCAATACCAGACGATGCTGCCAGACGTTTGATGACTTCATCCGGGTTAATGTATTGAGCAATGGCATCTGGACCCATGGTTTGAGCGATGACAGTAAGGAACTGCGCAAGTGCTTCACGATCTTGACCGCGACCAAGGGCATTGATACCTGCCACGATCGTTGGTCGAACGACATCACCTTTCGGTAGCCGTGGGATGTCACCAGTCTTTTGTGCAATGTTAAGTTTGCGGTTAAGATAAGGAACTAAGAACTCAACAGTCAACAGGCTAAAGAGCCCACCGAGTTGTTGCTCTAGTTCTAGCTGTGTCATCCTAACTTCTTCTGCTGTCGTGCGTTCACTGTCCCTCACGTTGAGGATCAGGAATGCTTCGTTCAGACGTTGAGTCAATGATCCAATCATCTGATATGCAGTAGAGAAGTCAGCTGTCTTCCCAACCTGTACCACACCAATGTCATCAGGGCGACCTTGGATGATCGCACCGTTACCTGCATTAGCAAGTGTCTGAGGTTTGGTTGTGGAGCTTGGGCTGACAGTAAACACTACCTTAGCAGCTGCAGCAGAGCCTTCAACGATGGCTTGTGACAGAGCTTCAAGTGACTTCAGGTCTCCGATGAACTCTTCGACCCTACCACGTCCGTAGACTTCTCCGTCTACGTGATTGAATCGTAGCACAAGCCAGGGGTTAGCGTCAAGAGGTGCCTTACCCATAGACTTGGGTAGGATTTTATCATACAACTCTTGGTGCCACACCATTCTATTGTTGTCCCGTTTGATGTGTGTATAGATAACACATTCATCATTTGGTTCGTCGTCGTTGTCAGCGACACGCTCGTTCGTGAAATCTGGGTAAAATTTTTTGACAATTTTTTTAGAGATTGTCTCCTTTGTTACGATTTCAATAACATTACCGTTACCATCTCTATCCACTGCATAACGAGACAGGGGATAAAGCTTGAGCCCATCTTTACTCATAAAGATCAAGGCATTTCCAGCTACTACAAGATGCTTTAGTGCTTGGTGAACTACAACACGATCACCGGATTCCGCAATGGATTCCATGACGGTACGTTCAACCTTAGCAAATGACAAGTCTAGCTCAGATCTAATATCAGGACCAAGATCTTGAGGGAGGTTAATATCGTTAACCTGCAATTTAAAGAAGCTGGTTTGTGGCGGTAGCAGTGCAAGCATTAGTTTACTTGCAAGCGTCGTCACACCTTTAGCTCCTGTTGATTGCCAGGGTGTCGTTAGTTTAAGAGCACTCTTAGTTGTGTGCTCATCCTCCCTAATAAGATAAGGTAAAGTTAAATCAGCTGCTTGTCTAGCAGTGTTTAGGAACTGTGAACGGCTCGAAGACAATGCATCATAGCGAGATCGAGCAGTCATTATAGATTAATACCCCCAGCGATTGAAGCCATTCTATTAGTAATACCTTGTGCCACAGAAGGTGTTAGATCAGTCCTACGTTTAAACGCCTTGGTACCATACATATTAGTTCCAGCATTAGGAGCACCAAACTTAAGCTGAGGAGCAGCATTTGCAGCTCTCATTTGATTAGCCATCATAGTCTGCCGGCTAATAGCAGCTTGGCGTGCAGCCTCTTCTCGTTCCGCAGCAGCTTGAGCTTCAGCTTGCTGTTGTGCCGCAATCATATCTTGGTACCTTTGTTCCGCCTCCAAAGCTCTTTGATCAGCCGCCTCTCGGAACTGAATCATCATGCTTTCAAAATCTACTTGTGGCTGACTATAGCTCTGATCAAATTGCTGCTGTTGTGCCATCAGATTACCTGCCAGGGCGTCAATCTGACTTGAGTATGGAGTAGTTGGTGCAGCTGGTGTGGCGGCGCGAGGAGCTTGCCGCGGAGCAGGAGCCCGACGTGGAGCTGGTTTTGGCCTCGCTGAATTAGAAACCTTTTGTGCACCACGTGAAATTGTCAGCGGGCTGTAGCGAGGAGGTTTGTCAAGAGGTCTACGTTGATCCGGTCGGAAAGCTTTTACAGACTTCTTAAAGTTTTTGTCATAATCTCTCTGGATACGATTAGGACTGATACCCTTTTTCTGGGCTTTCCGCATCTCTTTTTTAGAGACCTTACCGTCTCTAGTAATCTTACGGATAAATTCCTGTTTTTTAGTACCCTTTTTTCTTCGGGATACCTGCCCCCTCGGCCCAAACTGTATTACGAATTTACTCTTTCTGTTTTTTCTGTTTCTTTTCTTAGCCATTAGTTCTCCTCCATATATTGGATGACCCACTCAACGACACTGCGTTGACCAGATCGGTACATAATTTTTTCCATTGTATCGTCAGGTGTTGGGTTAGTGGGTGGAAAAGTTTCTTCTAGTGCATGAATTAAACCTCGGGAGTTCATCCCAAGGACTTCAAGCATATTGGGGGAGGTTGACATTGCTATGCTCAAAAAAGGCTGGCATTCTAGCTGCTTTAGTTGCGGACAATTCTGGGGCTTTGCCCTCATACATCAGCCGGTCACTAGAATCCAGCCAAAATTTTTTGTCCAAATATTTATCGGTAGTATTTACACCCAGTGGTTGCATTACCCAATTGATAGTTGCCTTCCTGAGTTTATCAAGAGAAGGACTGATGTTATACCCCAGCTCAGTATGAACCAGACTATTGGTAGCCACATGAATTTGTTCATCTCGACTA